CAACTCAAGCCTTTTTACACATTGCACATTTTATTTTTCTTATAAAGGCCGAATGGCACTCGTAACTCAAGCCGAAGCAGCACGAATCCTTGGAGTCTCAGCACCAGCTATTCATCAAGCCGTCAGGCACGGGCGGTTACGGATTGTCTTAGATACAAAAGGAAATAAACGTATCGATACATCCACGCTCGCTGAGGACTATCGGAAAAACACGCAAACCCGTAAGACTACCGCGCATAAGAAGGCATCACAAGTAAATCCAGAAGAACTTGAGCAGAAGCATCGAAAAACATCTACTGCTGGGCGCATGACCAAGACTCAGGAGTACATCCCTGATTACGACGAAAGCAGGGCAAGAACAGAGCACCTAAAGGCTGAGTTGCTAGAGCTGGACAGGAAGCAGAAGGAAGGATTATTAGTCCCAGCGGCAGACGTGGAGGCAAAGTGGATTGAAATCATCACCTTGGCTAGAACCAAAACGCTTGGTATTCCGAGCAAGGCAAAACAACGAATCCCAGATCTTGATGCTGGTGCGATGGTGACATTGGAAGACATCGTGCGTGAAACCCTTGAAGACCTTGCTTCGGAGGCTCGGTAATGAGCGATATCAACAGCATCGGCAGGGCTGCACTTTTGGCTTTTAAGCCGCCAGAAAAACTGAGTCTTAGCGAGTGGGCTGATAATTATGCGTTCCTTAGTGCTGAATCAAGTGCTGAGGGTGGGCGATGGAGAACTTTGCCTTACCAGAAGGGGATCATGGATGCGATCACCGATCCAACTGTTGAGCAGGTGACGGTGATGAAGTCAGCCAGGGTTGGCTATTCAAAGATTCTGAACCATGTAATTGGGTATCACGTCCACCAAGATCCGGCTCCGATCATGTTGGTGCAGCCAACGATTGAGGATGCCCAGGGTTACTCGAAGGAAGAGATTGCTCCGATGTTGAGAGATACGCCGTGTTTAAAGGGGTTGGTGAGTGAAGCAAAGGCGAAGGATGGCGCCAACACGATTATGCAAAAGCAATTCCCTGGGGGAACGTTGAGTCTTGTGGGGGCAAATTCACCAAGGGGATTTCGTCGAGTTAGTAGGCGGATTGTGCTGTTTGATGAGGTTGATGGCTATCCCCCTTCAGCTGGTGCTGAGGGTGACCAGATCAAGCTGGGTATTAGGCGTACGGAGTACTACTGGAACCGGAAGATTGTTGCTGGCTCTACACCGACGGTCAAAGACTTCAGTCGGATTGAGCGGATGTATAGCCAGTCAGACATGAGGCGTTATTACGTGCCATGCCCTGACTGCGGTCATATGCAGTATTTGAGGTGGGCAAATATTCGGTGGACAGATGGTGACGCATCAACTGCGGCTTATTGCTGCGAGAAGTGTGGTGTCTTTATTCCACATTCAAAGAAGCGTTGGATGGTTGAGCGTGGTGAGTGGAGAGGCACCTCGGATTTCAATGGCAAGCATGTTGGCTTTCATATCTGGGCTGCGTATAGCTATTCGCCAAATGCTGCGTGGTCGAATTTGGTTGAGGAGTTTTTGGATGCAAAGCACGATGCGGAGCAGCTAAAGACGTGGGTCAACACAATTTTGGGAGAGGTCTGGGAAGACGAGTACGCAAGCAAGATCAGTGGCGAGTCATTAATGGAAAGAGCTGCTGAAGAGAAGTACAGACATGAGTCCCCTCCTGCAGAAGTGTTGCTGCTTACTTGCGGATGTGACTGTCAGGACGACAGATTGAGCCTGTCAGTCTGGGGATGGGCAAGGGATGAAGAGGCTTATCTGGTTGATCGAGTTGTTTTGCATGGATCACCGTCAAGACCGGAGGTATGGGGCCAGTTAGACGAGGTGCTGCAGAACCCGTATGAGACGGAGGATGGCAGAAGTCTGAATATTGAGGTTTGTTGCGTTGACTCTGGTGGTCACCACACCCAAGAGGTGTATGGCTATGCGCGAGAACGTTCAGCAATGGGCGTGATTGCGATTAAGGGCATGGGCCAGAAAGGCAAACCACCATTGGGCAAGCCAAGCAAGGTCGACATCAACTTCAAGGGTCGAGCGATGAAGAATGGCGCTCAATTATTTCCAGTTGGCGTTGATGGGGTGAAGTCATTGTTGTTTGGAAGGTTGAAGCACAACGATCCAGGGCCTGGGTATTTGCATTTTTATCCAACTGTCGGCCCTGATTACTTTTCGGAGCTGACAGCTGAGCGGCAGGTATTGAGATATAGGAATGGATTCCCAGAAAGGGTTTGGGTCAAGAAAAGCCAAAGTCCAAACGAAGCATTGGATGAAATGGTCTATGCATATGCCGCATTACACCGTCTTTATCAGAAATTTGACCGCAGAAGCATCTGGGATCAGTTTGAAAAGCGTAATGAGCCTAAACAGGCAGCTCAGCTAGGATCTAAGCAGCAAAAACGGCTTAAACGCCGTAATTTCGTCCAAAGCTGGTAGTCCCGTGAACATCCCAAGCGAGATTAGGGCTGGTGACACCGTTAAGTGGAGAGATGACTCCGCTACGGATGTTTTCGGCAATGAGGTCAAAAGTGATGAATGGACTCTCAAGTATTACTTGAGGTTTAACAAGGGCAGCGAGGCTCTTACTTCTACAGGTAGCGCGTTTGGTACGGGCTGGGAATTTACGATTTCCGCTACTGATAGTGCAAATTTCGACTCTGGGACTTGGTATTGGCAGGCAGTTGCCACCAAGGGGTCGGAGACACTGACTCTGGGCTATGGGTCAATAACTGTTGAGGACAACCTTGCTTACACCAGTGGGCCTGGTGCTTATGACGGCAGATCGCAGGTCAAGCAAGATCTTGAAGCAATTCAGCTTGCGATTCGCACCCTGATTGCAGGTGGAGCAGTACAGGAATACAAGATTGGCAATCGTAATTTGAAGAGGTACGACTTAGCTGATCTCATTCAGCTAGAAGGTCGATATAAGGCGGAAGTTAAACGAGAAGAGCAGGCTGAGCTTATGGCCAACGGCCTTGGCAATCCACGCAACATGTTCGTGAGGTTTAACTGATCATGGGTATTCGCACTCGCGTCATGGGTTTCTTGGGGTTTGGCAAGCCAAACCCGGCTTCAATTTCTCGTCGGGCATATAACGGCGCGATGGTTTCGAGGCTGACATCTGATTGGATGTCAACTCAGGCCAGTGCTGACGCTGAGATCAGAACGAACCTGCGAAAGCTGCGTGATCGTTCACGCGAAATGGTGCGGAATAATCCGTACGCAAGGCAAGCGAAGCGCACGACACAAATCAATGTGATTGGCACTGGCGTCAAGCTGCAATCGCAAGTGCTGCAGCAAAGAGGCGCTAAGCGAGACACCAAGGTCAATAAGGAGATCGAGTCCAAGTGGGAAGTTTGGAGTCGTGCTGTTCATTGCGATTGTGCAGGCCGCTATAGCTTCCACGATTTTGAGTGGCTTGCTGTTGGTGCGATGTGTGAATCAGGGGAAGCTATTTTTCGCATTCTTAGGCAGCCATTTGGCAATTCAAAGGTGCCTTTGGCGCTGCAGATGCTTGAAAGCGACCTTTTAGACGAGGCATACCAAGGAGGGACGCTTGCCAAGAAGAATGAATGGCGCAATGGCGTAGAAGTCAACGAATGGGGGCGTCCTGTCCGTTATGCAATTTTGACGCGCCATCCTGGGGACACTTGGTTCCAAGGAACGCCAGATCCAAATAGGAAGCATGTCTTCCTTCCTGCAGATGATGTAATTCATTTGTTCATGCCGGATCGCCCTGGCCAGAACAGAGGAGTGCCTTGGTTCCACAGCGTGATGGCGGATGCACATCAGTTGCAGGGGTACGAAGAAGCTGCGGTAATTCGGGCTCGTGCTGGTGCAAGCATCATGGGCTTCATCACCAATAACGAAGGTGAGCTGATTGCTGATGACGTTGAAAACAACCAACGCATCAGTGAGTTCGAGCCAGGCACATTCAAGTATTTGTCTCCTGGAGAGACGGTGAACGTCCCTGCGATTGATTCACCGGATCAACAGTTCGAGATGTTTGTCAAAAACAAGGTCAGGCGCTTTGCGTCAGGCTTTGGTTGTTCTTATGAGACTTTGTCTCGTGATTTCAGCGATACCAACTACAGCAGCAGTCGTTTGAGCTTGCTTGAGGATCGTGAGCATTGGCGTGTAGTGCAGAAGTATCTAGTAGATACGTTCCACATGCGTGTTTATCGCGAGTGGCTAAATCTTGCAGTTCTGTCTGGAGAGCTGCAGTTTGCAGATTATGAGCTGCGGCCTGAGCGTTATGACCGTCCACGTTGGATGTCTCGTGGTTGGAGCTGGGTTGATCCACTGAAAGAAGTAAGGGCTTACCGCGAAGCGGAACAGGCTGGTTACATGACTAAGGCTCAGATTATTGCTTATTCGGGCGGTGATTATGACGACAATGTCAATGAATTAGCGCGAGAGCAAGAGCTTGCTTCAGATGCTGGGATCCGCTTGGACAAAGATCTTGATCTAACAGACGAAACTGTGCAGCTTGACTTGCTTGAATCAGTAGAGCCCACACGTAAGCGCGGCAATGGCAAACGTAAACGGAGTTGAAATTGACCTTATGCCTAATGAAGGTATGAGGACAGAAGCTCAGCGTTACCGCGATTGGAAATCTGACGGAGAAGGCGGTGGCACTGATGTTGCTCGAACCAGAGCAACTCAAATCCTTAGCGGCAATGAGCTGTCGGCTGACACTGTTATCACGATGTCAGCTTGGTTTGCGAGGCATTTGGTTGATAAGCAAGGACAGGGATATAGCCCTGGGGAAGATGGATATCCAAGCAATGGTCGTGTTGCATGGGCAGCGTGGGGTGGTGACCCAGGGAAGTCATGGTCAGACGCTCGCGCTGAGAGAATAAAAAAGGCCAGAGAGCGTGCTCATGAAAATGGGCATAATGGGAGCAAAACATCCCAATCCGAAGACACCATCACCACCAAAGCTATGGAACCTGACACTCAACGAGCTGCGCCAGATGAGCTGAAAGTGGGAGATTATGTTTCCTGGAACAGCTCTGGTGGTCGTGCGAACGGATTGATTGAGGAGATTGAACGCGATGGAAGCATCGATGTTCCTGACTCTGACTTCACAGTTAATGGCACTGCAGAAGATCCTGCTGCTTTGATCTGTCTTTACCGAGACGGAGAGAAGACTGATGTTCGAGTGGGTCATCGCTTTAGCACTCTCACCAAGATCGATACGATCCGTGAGTTTGATATCGAGGAAGCAACTCGAGAGATGATTGGCGAGCTAATGCAGCGTGCCGAAACATCTGAAATCCGTAATTTGGATGAGCGGACTTTTGAGTTTCCTTTCAGTTCGGAATATCCGGTAAAACGGTATTTCGGCAACGAAGTGCTCAGTCATGAAGATGGCGCACCTGATTTCATGCGTCTAAACGATGGCGCTCCGTTCCTTTTCAATCACGACCCAGACAAAGTTCTTGGTGTTGTTGAGCGGGCTTATCTAGACGATGAGAACAAGCGTGCTTATGCAAAAATCCGCTTTTCACGCTCTGATTTTGCCAAACAGTACTTAGATGACGTTAAAGACGGCATCCTTCGCGGTATTTCGTTTGGCTATTCAATTGATGATGCTGAGCAAAGAGAGGATGGAATTGTTGCTACTCGATGGAGTGTGCATGAATTGAGCCTTGTCTCAATCCCAGCAGACCCCACAATTGGTATTGGACGCTCTCTTCTTTCAAAGGAATCATCTATGCCTGAAACCTCACAACCTAAAGCTACTACTATTGCTAATGAAGATCCTGTTGCAGAACAGGAAAATCGTTCAGCGGTCCTAACCGCACCAACTCCCACTCCTGTTATGGAAGAACAAACTCCAAACCTGGAGGTGATCCGGTCGGAGGCCAAAAAGGCCGAAAAGGACCGTGTCGCTTCAATTTCAGCCCTGGGATCCCAGCACAGCATGGGTGACCTAGCGCGTCAGCTCATTGATGGAGACAACTCTCTCGATGAAGCGCGTGCTGCATTCCTAGAAAAAATCGGAACTTCTCAAGTGGAACAGCCAATTCGCTCCACCGATGTCACATCTAACGACATTGGTCTTTCTCAAGCCGAAGTTAAAAACTTCAGTTTCGTTCGCGCTTTAAATTATCTAGCGAACCAAAACGATGCTTCAGCTCGTCGTGAAGCTGAGTTTGAGATTGAAGTAGGCGAAGCTGCTGCCAAGCAGTACGAGCGCTCTTCCAACGGCATCGTGGTGCCTAACGAGGTTCTGCGTCGCGACATGAATGTCGGCACAGCAACTGCTGGCGGCAACCTTGTTGACGATGTCCTGCTTTCAGGTTCGTTCATCGACCTGCTCCGCAACCGTCTTGCAATTGCTCAGGCTGGCGTAACCACGCTGACCGGATTGTCAGGCAACATCTCGATTCCACGTCAGTCTGCAGCAAGCACTGCTTACTGGGTTGGTGAGTCTGCATCACCTTCTGAGTCACAGCCTTCTGTGGATCAGGTCAACATGAGCCCCAAGACAGTTGGCGCTTTTGTTGATTACTCACGTCGTCTGCTTCTCCAGTCAGACATCAGCGTCGAGTCAATGGTTCGCAACGACCTGGCTCGAGTAATTGCACTTGAGATTGATCGCGCTGCCATCTACGGCACTGGCTCATCTAACCAGCCTTTGGGTCTAACCAATACCACCGGCATTGGTTCACAGACCATCAGTACCTTCGGGACGTTCATCGAGTACATCGGCATGGAAACCGATGTTGCAAGTGCGAACGCTGATGCTGGCTCACTCCGCTACATCATCAACGCTGCTGCCCGTGGCGCACTGAAAGGCACCGAGAAGGCTGCTAACACTGCTCAGTTCGTTTACGAAAACGATCAGATCAACGGTTACCCCGTAATCGTTTCCAACCAGCTCGCTAACAACGATGCTCTGTTTGGTGACTTCTCCATGATGATCATGGGCATGTGGTCTGGCCTCGACCTGACGGTTGATCCTTACGCTGGCGCAACTGCTGGCACTGTTCGGATCATTGCTCTCCAGGATCTTGACATCGCAGTCAAGCAAGCTGGCGCATTCTGCCTTGGCACCTGATAGCAGGTGACTTGTTAAATCGTTTCTGACTCATGAAGATTGAAATTCTGAGACAGGTGATGATCTCCGGGGAGTCCGTTTCGGCGGGCTCCATTTTGGAGGTTGAGTATCAGCAAGCTGCAACTTTGATCAATCTCGGCAAAGCTGTTGAGTTCAAGGGAGAAGTTGAAGCTTGTGAGGCTAAGCCTGCAGCCAAAGAAAAGCCTTCTGAAGAAGAGGCTCCCAAGCCCAAGACCACTACTCGCAAGAGGACTAAGGAATGAGCATCGGCAACACTCGCAGAGCAACAACTCTGCTCACATTCATTGCGAATGATGTGACCGCTTCAACAAAGACTGGCTCTGCAGTTGACCTGCAGGACTATGAAGGCGACATCGCCCTAGGACTTGACGCTGAAGCAGGCGGTTCAGGCGTCACTTACGCGGTAAAGGTGACTGAATGTGACACTACAAACGGTACTTACACCGACGTGGCTGGTGCTGCATTCACGACAACTGATGCAAACACTGCGTTGGTTGAGCAACTGGTCTTCAACAGTGACAAGACCGAGCGATTCATTAAGTGCGTCGTGACAGTTGCAGGCGGAACAGGCACCGGCGCAGTCAGCGTTTTGGGTCTTGCCGCTCCTAAGTACGGCTGATTCGTTTTGTAACCCCCGGATCACCGGGGGTCTTTTTTTATGGCACTTGCCTTCACCGAAGATTTAGACGCTTTCTTTGATACGCCTGGCTTTACGGTTCCAGTCGTTCAAGGATCGACAACAAGTGTTGGCTACT